CTGGACGGCGGCGTCGATGTCCGCGCCGCGGTCCTCTGCAAACTCTTCAGCCATGGCCTTTTCCTTTTTATTGGGCACCGCACGCGGTGTTGTAGATGCAATCCGATCGATCATTCCGAGCCGCTTGGCGTGGACCGCCGTCATGCTGGCGCCGCGACCGTAATTCTCGAGGACGTCCTTCATCTCGACGCCGCGCCCCTGAGCGATCGATCGAACAAACTCTTCATTGAGCTGGTCGAGAAACTTGATCACGACCGCCTTGCCCTCGTCCGTCGTGAGGTCAGGGCGCTTGTCGGGCGAGTCCGTGTTGGTCAGCTCGATGATGTTCTCGTCGTGGTAGTAGGCCACCGCCGTCCCGATGGACCCGAAGGTCGCCCCCCGTCCGACCGCTTCAATCGAGCCGGCTGCCGCTGCTATCCCGTAGGCAGCACTCTGAGCGTTCTCCGCCCGGACCCTGATCTTCTTGCCGGAGTTCGACCGGAACGTGCTGATCGCATCGAGGGTGTCGATGAGGCCGTCCGCGGCGCCCCCTGGGCTGTCGACGTGGAGGATGACCTCTTTGATCGAGGCGTTCGTCTCGGCGTGGCTGAGTGACGCTCGGATCGAAGAGTAGGTTGTGTTGCCTCCACCCAAGAAAATCGCCCAGAAGTCGGGCCTCTTTGTGAGCACGCCTTCCACTCGGACCTCGGCCGTGCTCCCGGCGATGGTCATGTTGCGCGGGAGCTGGCCGTCTCGGGCGTCGCCCCGGGCCTCGACCTCCAACATGTATTCGTGCGCGCGCGCCGTCACGAGATGCGATGCATCGCGCCGCGCTGCCAACATGGCTTGGAGGATGGACGGTTCAAGCAACCACATGGGGGTTCCCTTCTTCTTTGGGTCCCTTGGGTTTGGGGACGATCGCGAGGTCGCGCTTTGGTGGGGTTGCCGGGGGAGCGACGGGAGCGACGGCGGCCTTTGCCGCGGCCTCCATCCCGACGATAGGCTTGTTTGCTTCGACGAGGGCCTCGTTCTCGAGCCGAAGCTTCTTCACGTTCTTGCTGTACTTAGTGCCCGTGATCTCTCGCGCGGCTTTGTCGCGTGTGATCAGGCCCTGCTCGATGAGCTTCGTATACCCGGTGGCTTGCTTGTTGATGTCGATCGACGGCTTGATCATGCCCGTCCAGTCCGAGCTGACCCACGCCGCAAACTTGTCGAACTGAGAGGGGTCGCGCCACGAATCGAGCAGACCATCGGCCTTGATGCGCCCTCCGAGTGTCTCAGCAAGGAGCCATTCGACGTAGATCGGCTGGGCCATCTCCTGACCCCACGTGTCTCGGACGACCTCGAGGTACAGCTTGAACTCGTTCGTTGCCGCCTGGCTGGCGCTGTAGTTGTTCTTGAACCCGAGCGTCAGCACCTCACCGGGGATCTCGAGCGCCCAGGCGATTGCGTTGATGATCGTGGCCTCGAAGTCTCCGAGCTTCTCGTCCGTCCCGGTGGACGGGAAGCCTTGCGGAGATTCGCCCGCCGCAAGCTCCTCGAGTATGAGCCCCGGCACGTAACCAGCCGTGTTGAAGGTCCGCGGTTTATCGCCAATGCCTGTGGCGACGGTCTCTTTGCCGCGAAGGACGGCGCCCCCCGTGAGGGGTCGAGTCCCGAGGACCTCCTGTTCGCGTTTGATGAAGATGGCCAGGATGCTGTTGATCACGGCCTTCCGGATCGCAGCGTCGCGGTAGCGGTCCAAATCGCGAAGGCTTTGAAGGATGAGGCTGAGGATTGGTTCGCCTCTCACGTCGTCGAGCATCTTGTCCGAGCCATAGACCAGGAAAGCCAAACGTCGGCCTGTCGCGCCCATGCACGGAAGACGCTCGACCTTGCGCTGGAGCGCTTCGTCGGACGAGACGATCCAGTAAGCCACGTGGCGTCCGTCTGCGCCGAGCTCGACCCCGTGGCGGATGCAGTGTCCAGCGGCCAGCTTCGGCTCATTCGGCGTTGCGCCGAAGGGGCTCTGTACCCGGCTGCCGTCGACCAACCTGACCAACGGGAGGCCCGTGACGGGCGACTGTTGGAGCACGACCAGGACGTCTCCGCTGATGAGCGCCGCTTGTTTTGCGACCGCCTGGAGGGCCCCGAAGGACTTCTGACCCTTGTAATCACAGAGGCTCGGTGACCGCGCCCAAAGAGAGAACCGACACTCGACCCCCTCGGACCAATCGGCGAGCGAGTCTTCTTCGAGACCCAGAATGCTTTCCTCCGGCGTGGCCTCGAGATTGAGCCCGGTGCAAACCACGTTCGTGACGAGACGCCGCACAACGCCCCTCGCATAGAGGTTCGTTTTGAAAAACGAGGCGCTCCGGGCTCGAAGGGTCCAGTAGTCGAGCTGCACCACCTCGGTGGCGCCGAAGCCTCCGGGGAACTTCTCGCCGTCGTGAAACGAGTAGCGGACGGGAGCCGGTGCGAACGGGCTCATCATGTCCGGCGTGATGACTGCGAGGGTTGGGGCTGGAGGCGCAATCTCGACGGACCGCGACGGGTTGCCGTGTAGCCAGCCGTAGACTCGATTGATGAGCGGGTAACTCACCATGCCGGCCTCATGTAGAGTCCACCGCACCCGAGCCGCTGTTGATACGCGGAGAGGCGACTCTCCAGTCTCGCCAGCGTCAGCTGGACCGATCCGAGCTGTTGCTTCGACACGGTTTGCCGGGTTTGGCCGGTATCGATGGAGTACGTCTGGGCGCCCAATGCGAAGGCGTCGAGTGCCTCCTCGTATTTGACGATGAGGGCCCGCGTCGCATTGATACGATCAATGATCCATTGGCGGTCGTCACAGCAGTCGGTCATTCGATGGAGCTCCAGAAAGCTTCCCAATCGATGGAATCTCGACCCATCTGTTTGATGCAGTAGTGAAACGCCGCAATGTCGAGCGCGACGTTGTTGTAAATCAGGGTGTCCCAGATCGTGTTATCGGCGCCGCCCGGTCGGAACCATTCGACGCTCCGCTTGCCGGTCACCTTGTCGACGTTCTCGCGCTTGACCTCGACCTGGAGCTCCCGGAGCTGAGCGTCGGTCGCGTCGAGCGGTGCGTTGAAGAACCCTTCGGGTTGCACACTGGCGCCGTCCCAGCTCCGTCGTAGAGAAGCGCTCCAGCGATCCTTGTATAGGTCGACACTGGCGGCCCAGCCGATCATTCTATCGCTGATGGGATAGCTCCAGAACTCTTTGATCGCCGCGTTTTTCGGCGGTGACGAGCGGCCACGGATCGGAAAGACGCCACCTCCAAATCGGTCACAGAATTGGTAGACGTGATCGGTTTGGTAGCCGCTGTCGATGAGCGTGAGCTCGATCCGGTAATGGTAGCCGTCGTCGGCAACACCGTACTCGGGAGCGAGCAGGAGCTCCTGCAAGCGTCCCCACGTCGGACGGTCATCTGGATCTTCCGTGTTGCCTTCAAAGCGCCAGTAGTCGAGCAGCAACGCTCGACGACCTCGACACCAACCGAAGACGCTGACGCCGAGATTCCTTTTGTGGACGTCGACCGCGCACGTGATGAGAAGAACGCGGGAGCCGCAGTACTCGGCAGCCCATTTGTTCGGGATTTGCCCGTAGCGATACTCGTGACGACGGAGGCTCGAGACGTTCTCGAACGTCAGCGAACGGCCCTGAACCTCGAAGGGAACACCGAGAACATTGTTGTAAAATACTTGAAACGCCCCGTAGTCCCGCACCGTGTTCTTCGATTCATCCCACGCCTGCAACCACTTCTGAACGCACGCCTCCCAGCTTTGCATCCCGACGGGCGAGTAGAGAGCGCTCAGGTGGTAGCTCCGGTGATGGGCGATCTGCGGGACGGCCGCGGGGACCCACTCCGCATTGTCATCAGCAAAGAGCGCCGTTTTATCGTCGTTGCTATGCGGGTGACCGCACTGCTCGCAGCGGTAGCGGACGCTCCCCTCGACGAGGCGCCCGTCGTCGTGGGACTCCCAGACGATGCCCGATACGGTGCCCGTGTCCTTGTCCGTGCGCTTCCATCGGAGCTCCTGAGGGTGGCGGCAGCTCAGGCATTTAACGTGGTAGTGTCTTTGATCGCCCTGTTCGAAGAGCTTGGCGATCTTGCTCGAGCCTTTGTTCAGCGGCGTCGAGACGTCGAAGATCTTCCTGCTCGCTTCGTAGGCAGCGGTGCGGTCGGCGCTGAGCTGCACCGGATCGCCGTCGGTGAGCCCGTCGGGCCAACCATCCAACTCGTCCCTCAAAAGATATTGGATCGGCACGCTCCTCAGGCGATTCGAGTTCATCGCTCCGATCGGAATGAGGAAACCCCCGCCCTCAAATTCGAGCCGCTTCGACGTGCGGCCTGTTTTTCTGGCGCTCTTCTCGTCGACGGATCGAACGAGATGATCGAGCCCTGAGTGAGACAACATCGGAATGATGAATGTCTCCATCCTGATCTTCGCCAGGTCCTGATCAGCAGTCACAAACATGACAGGCGCAGTCTTCACACACGCGATGAGGAATCCCACGGTGGATTCGAGCAGCGTGGTTGCGCCGACCTGGACGCCCTTCATCACGGAAACGTGGCGGACGTCGCTCTCCGGGCTCATGCAGTCGAGGATCTCTCGCATGTAGGGAGTGACGCTGAACCTGTACCTGCCGGGCAATGCCGAGTGTGACTGCGGGAGGTACCGCTTTTGCTCCGCCCATTGGCTCGGCAATAAAACGTCAACTCGAGTCGTCAGCTTTGCCAGCTGGGAGCACAACCATTGGACGTCAGGTGACGCCGTCACTCGGCCGCGCTTGCCTCCACGAGTGGCGCCAACGGGTCGTCAGCGTTGAGGGACTCGATCATCTGAGCACGGGAGGCCTGGAGAATCTGCTCGATCTGCTCGCGAACGATAGCCGACGTGGCGACCATGTTGTTCGGGTCGATGCGCGTGGCGATGGTTCGCGGAGCGTCGGAGAGCAGGAGACGGAACGCGACGTCGATCTTCTCGAGCATTCGCTCGACCGTTGTCCGCGCAATGAGGCGCCCAGCCACCCGGGCCTGAAGCATCTCTTCCTTCATCGCCGCTGCGAGGTTCTTGCGCTGCTGAACCCAATGGCCGAACTCCCGGGCTTCCCCGTACTTCTCGGTGAGGATTCCGAGCGGCTCGACGAGGGAGGCCAGATCGATTTGCGCTCGCCACGGACCGAGGTCGTGCTGGAGCTCATCGACGCTCTGCTCGGCTTCGACCGGTTCGGCTTCTTCGACGGGCGGTATCGGATCGGCCAGTTGGGGCTCGAGCTTCTTTGACGCGGCACTTCTTACCGCAAGCCAACGAACGGCGGCGTCGTGGGTCACGTCGATGCCCCGACCGGACCTCGCCTCGTAGAGCCGCTGTCCTTGCCGGCATGCCTGAGTCACCGCCGGAGGCGAGACGCCCAGCCGTCGTGCCATCTCGGCTCGACTGATGACAGCCGGTTTCGGCTTGATCATGGTTTTTGCGGCCTTAGGCAATCGCGCCGCCCAAATTAAGACCACTTCGATATGTGGCACTCTTTAGAGAGCGATCGGTCGCGCAATTTAACCCATCGCCCCGGGGGCCATTTCCACAGAACCTATCGTTTTTACGGCATTTTTGCCATATTTTTTGAGGCTTAAAATGCGGCAAATATGCAAATAGGCTGTTTTGACGGCATTTGTGCCCAGTTTTCGAGCTATAAAAGGCCAAAAACCTCGTAAAACGAGCCGCGATACTGGAGATGGGTTCAAAAGCGTACAAATCGCTCTTTACTGTAGGTATGGGCGGTGGGTAGGTGCGGCCACTCACATCATAAGTAGACTCGTCGTGCACGAACCTATGACTCACACAGTAGAGAGCAATCAAGTCTCGCGCTCTCATACTAGGGAGACTCATGCCTCTCATGTGTTCGAGCGCCTGATGGCCAGCACACCCCTCTATAGAGTCGAGGGGTAGGGGCATCATTTGATTCCGAGCAGGGCCAACTGTTTGGCCATGGCCTTCTCGGCAATGCCGGGCCCGCGCTGGAGAACGTCGCCCAGGGTGCGCTGTAGGGTTGGTCTCTTGGGCCTTTTGACTGTCTTGTGGCTGATGTCCCAGAGTTTCCGGACCTTCAAGGTCTTCCGCCCCATGAAACGGAAGATGCCACGGCTCTTTGGTCCCTCGAGGACGACGAGCTTCTTCCCGACCTTTGCGGCTGCCCGTAGAGCGAAGGCGTTACGAGCTTTGTACGTCTGACCTTTGCGCTGCGTTGGCAGTCGCCCGATCGTGGTCAGCTTGTTCGCCCTGCTGACGAGCTGCTTCTTATCTCCGCCTCGAGCGGCCAGCTCCGGGATGCCCACGGCTTTGCCCGTGGCGGTTTCGTCCGTGCCGTGCTCGAGGTCGGCCACGTACTGAGACCCGTGGCCGAGAGTGGCAGACATGTCGCGCATGTTCGAGCCGCGCGCGGGAACCACGAGAACCCGACGCGCGGTGAAGGTGTTCCGGAGCGTGTTCGATTCCTCGAGCCGGCCTTGCCAGATCGTCCTGCCGGTCCAGGCCATCTGTGTCAGCGTTTCTCGAGCGGCAGCGGCCACGCCTCGCTTGGACAACTTCTCCAGCTGGGCCTGCATTTCGTTCAGGCCCTTCAGAGTCATCGTGATGTTAACCACCACCCTTTAGGGCGTTTTGGTTCCCGGCCGTTCCCGGCTGGTCCCCGACTACTTAAGGTTGTCGGGGCGGCGTTTCGTCAGCAGTGGCTTCACAGCCTTGCGCAACGCCTCGAGTTTCTCTCCCATTAACGTGAGCTCCGCCCTTACTTCAGCAAGTTCCGCGGAATGGTCCTCCGAATTGGGTGTCATTTCCTGCCGGAGCACGTCGAGGGAGACCAGATACTTCGTCGCCTGCTCAAAACCCTTCGGCGTGATCTTGATGCCGATCGCCTTCAAGAGCCGGCCTTCCAAATCGGCATTGAGCTTCACAAGTCGCTTCCTGGCCCCTCGTTTGCCGAGGCCCATCATGGGGGCTGCGACGGCGACCGTGACCCACTTCGTTTCAACCTTCACGGACCCAACGTATCATCGACTCCGTCTTTGCGCTCCGCCACGCCCGATGAGCCGTCGCGACGGCTCGTTCGGCTCTTCCCATCTCCCTCCGGATCCTTATTTGATTCCCGACGAGCGAACCGTGGCAACACGCCAATTCCAGCTTCGCCCGGTTGGCTGTGAGAACCATCGCCGCCGAAGCGTAGACCCCGAGCATCGCCACGACGCCGGGAGCCCAGCCGGAACGGGGCGTGTAGTGCGCCACCAAAATCCGTCGTGTCGGCGCGTCGAGCAGGGCCCACACCTCCCGAAGCCGTCGCGCTCGAGCACAGTGGGGTCGTGCGCGTTCGACCACGTTCTCCGCGCTCCCGCTGTCGAAGGCGCCCGAACCACCGCCCTCGAGCGCGCTGACCACCGCGCCGTGGCCGCTCCGTTCCCCGAGCATTGAGGGAGCGATGTTCAGAAGCCATTCCAAATCGGGGTCGAGCACGGGTGGAAGTACACCGCGCCGCTGACGGTCGCTCACCTCCCAACGAGGTTGGGGGTGTGGACGTGCGGCTCGTGGACGCCAAAGTCTGTGGACAACTGGGGCTGGGTGGGCGCCCTCTCCGTCGTTGCTGATCCGGCTGGAGCTACTGGAGGTTGTCTGGAGGTTGTCTGGAGGTTGCTTTTCGGATCGCTGGAGGGTCACGATCCAGCATGTTTGACGCCCGATCGTGAGATCGGGCGGGGCTAC